GGAACTATCCAGTCGATCAGCCAGTTGTCGTCTGTGATCACCAGCCGGGCCTGCCCGGTGTCCGACATCAACTCCTCGGTGTCGCAGGAAAGTTCGCCGACAAGCTCGGCCATGATGTTGAGGTTCTTGTCGGCCAGGCGTGTCATCGGCCGCTGCTGCGCCGACGCGGTGATCATGTTCGCTTTGTTCACCATGTAGTTGAAGCAACTCATGGGGTCGGCAACAGGATCAGGCACACCGTCAGATCCGACGGGCGCGAACGCCCCGGAGATGAACTGGGAGAACTGGATTGTCGGAGTCTCGGGGATTCCGAACAGGTTGAACCCGGTCGTCATCGCGCCCTGCGGTATCGCTGCGGGAGGATGGCGGTGATGGTGGCGTTCGGGTTGGTGTGCGCGACGGTGAAATGCGTCGACGAGTGCGGCGGCACCTGATACAGAAACCGGACGAAGCCGCGTTGCCAGATCGGCTCACCCGCGTCGGCGATGCCGGCGAGGAAGAAATTCAAAATCCCCGACGCCCTGGCGATGTCGAAGAACAGGTTGTCCTGCGGGTCGTTCTGCGCCAGCAGTGTCCGCTGCCCAGAGTCGGTGTTGCACAACACCACCCCGTCGGTGGGCTCGATGATCGGCAACTGCACAAGTGAGTCTGAGTTGTTGTCCTGCACCTTGCAGTAGCCGGCGCCCGAAATCAGGTAGTAGATGGACGTCGCGATGTCGCCGCGGTTCGCCAAAACAACGTTGCCGTAGTAGAAGCCGTCACTATGTGCTGCGCCGGATGTGCTGGCCGACCATTGTTTCCACACCGCCGGCTTCGCATAGTACGGATAGGGCGCGATCCAGTTGATGTCCCACGTCGCGAAGTTATTCCCGTAGGCGACGGGGTCTTGTTTCTGCGCGGTGTCCACCGTGGAGTAGGGCCACACCTGAATCCACCGCCAACCCGATAGCCGGGTGAACACCCCCAGCCAGCCCGGTTTGTCTTCGATCTGCCCGGCCCACCACCTTTGCTCGGCCATCCGGTAGGTGTAGTTGTTGAACCCGGTACCGCCGATGGTGACCCGCAGGTTGATGAGCCGCTTCTCAATGTTGGTGCGCTGAATCGTCGCACCGGTCTGGAATGCGCCCTCAATCAACACCTGATTGAACGGGACGTGCTGCTCACCTTGGAGGGTTTCCCCTATCCGTACACCCTCCATGCCCGCGAACGTTCCGTTGAGATGAAACACATTGTTGTTGGGGTCGATGTAGGTGACCACCGTTCCCTGCGCCGCCAAATACTCGGGGAACTGATCGAGCGTCTGATAGGAGGCGAGCTGCTGCTCCGTCAGGTAGGAGGCGGTCTGCCCGATCGGTATCGGGCTGATAGGGGCGGTCATCCTGGCAGATTCGCGGCGAGGGCTGCCGTCCGGTTGGAACTGTTCATCGCCGCCCTATAGGGGGCTTCCCCGTTGCCCTGCACGCCGTGCTGGGTGAGGTTGAACGACTGATCCACGTTGTAGGTGGGGGCGCCCGTCGGCCCTAGCGTGGCCGGCTGGGATGCGTTAGCGGAGATACCCGGGCCGTGGCCCATCATCCCCGCACCCCAATTCAACAACCCGGTACCGAGTTTCGCTATCCCGAAGTCCATCGGGTTGCTCGATCCCCCGAATGTTTTGAACACCGATCCGTCCAGGCCGACGGACTGCGCGATGCCGCCCAGGAAGCCTGAACCGAATTGCTGCGCCTGCGACTCCGTGGAACTGTCGGCGCCTCCGCTGCCTTTGTCGGCGGCCATGACGTAAAGGGGGTCGTGCTGCTCGCCAGTAGGCATGTTGGGCGATCCCCCGGAACCGCCCATCGGAAGATAGGCGTGGTTGGTGAACTGTGAGCTAGACGCCCCCACTGAGCCACCGAGGGCGAAAGACCCTACCGAGCCGCCTGATTCGGCGTTGATCCCGCCGGGCAGGGTGGCCGCGGTGTGACCGGCGTTGCCGCCTCCGTGGTCATACCAGCCGATACTCAAATCGTTCGGGCCGCCCATGCCCGGTTTGAAGCCGTGCGAGAAAAGGAAATCACCCTCGTTGACGGTGGAGAACTGCACCGACGGCTCCATACCCAACGCTGCCGTAGCGAGACGGGACACCATGCCCGAGCAGTCATTCCGCAACTGCTGGCTGTACGGGGTGCCCTGCAGGGATTGTGCCACCCTGTACAGGTTGGCCACCTTGCCACCGCTGGCGTGCAACTCCGCGCGACTGGACGGGGAAGGCAGGCTGCCGGCGAAGCTACTCGGCGTGTTGGCTGAACTGGGAGCCGTATGAGTCGGTGCGGGCGGTGCGACGAATGGGTGTGGAATTGCGCCGTCGGGCATGTCTGGTGGCGCAATTGACGGAACCTTAGACAGATCCGGGGGCGCCGCTCCTGGCGGCAGCAGCGCCGCGAACGGGTCCAGTGAGCCCGGAGTCGCTGTGTATCCCGGCGGCGCCACACTGTTGGTATTGCCGCCTAGCGATGGGGGAAGTGTCAAAGGCCCGGTGGTCGGGATCCCGGGTGGACCCTGGACAGGGCTCTGGATACCCTTCGTCGGATCAGGTGCGGCGAGAATGTCTTTGAGGCCACCCCCGACGCCGGGCAGGCCGTTCCAGATCGTCTCCGCTGCTGCCGCGGCAATTGCGATCGGGCCTGCAAGATCCGAGATGGCCGCGCCTACCAGGCCGATCTTGCCTGGTAGGTCTTTGAAGATTCCTGCGAATCCTTCTGCGGCGGTCTTTAGGTCGGCGGTCTGGTCGATGACCCCTTGGATCGGTTCGGGCAGATCCCCTACTTCGACTCCGAGGAGGTGCGCGGCGTCTCTGGCACCACTTAGGTTGTCTTTGAGTTTGTCGAAACCCCAATCGGCGAAAGAGCGGGCGAGCTTGCCACCGATCTTCGATTTATCACCCAGGACGCCTTCTAGTGCGCCGCCGACAACATCTTCCAGCCGGTCGCCGAGTTGCTTTTTGATATCCGGGTCAACCGAGTCAACGAGTTGCTTGCCGAGATCCTTGGCCTTGTCCCGGAATTTGTGGCTGGCCTTCTCCCCCGCATCCCCAGCGATGTCCTCGACAGCTTTGGTTTCCTCTTTGAAAGCGTCCGACATCGACTTACCGGCGTCGGAGCCGGTGCGGTGGAAAACATCCTTGATCTTGTCTTTGGATTTGGTGACAGACTCGTGGATCTTGTCGCCAAGACCCCCGGAGCCCTTGCCGAAGGATTCGGTGGCGTCCTTGCCGACCTGCTCCATCTGCTCGCCGAGCTTCGATGTCTCGGGCATGATCGGAACCCAGAGCACGGACAGGTCGACGTGGCTTGGGGCCATCTCGTCAACCTCCTAAAGCTAGGATCTGCTCCATCGTCAAGACATCCATGCTGATGTGCTGAACCGGCGCGTCGGGATCGTTCATGGCGGGGGGTTTCGTCGGCCGACCATCGGTGACGCCGGGCCGCGGGTAGCGTTTCGTCAACGTGATGAGGCCGGCCTGCTGCTCACTGATCGTCGCCAGCAGATGATCGGTGGTGGTGAGGCCGCCGCTCATTTCGTAACGCAGAGCCGACGACGTTGTCGGCGCCAACACTGTGGAGATCACTTCGGCGGCGGTGAATGTCGGGGTGAACATGTCGGCTGCACGCCGCCCCAGGCCGAGAACTTCCCGCTGGACTGCGTGCCAGTGAAAACCGATGGCACGCACCAGCGTCAGGATTCCGGGGGTAAATCCGACTCCGGTTCAGGGGTGGTGACACCTTTGAACCACTGCCGGAACATTTCCTGCCGCTCGTCAGCATCCAAATCGAGGGCGCGTTCGGCCATGTCGTCATCGACCTTGGCGCGCTCCATGAACGCGAACGTCTGATACGGCTCCTGCATTTTCCGCAGACGCCACAGGAAGACAACGGGTTTGACCCCGTCGACTTCCTCCCACAACACGTTTGCGTCGGGGAAGACGATCGACTCCCCACCGTCTTTCGGTGTGTAGCTGAACGACATCAGGTGTGCTGGCCGTCGTTCCAGTACTGGTAGCCGAAGTTACCCGAGGTGTCGGGGAACGACTCCAGCGTCACATCGTAGGTGGCGAGGTTCTTGTGGGTCATGGAGAACGAACCCACCTGTGTGACGCGGGCGATTGGCAACGCAATCCTCAACGTCGCCGATTGATACTGGCCAGCAATCACCCAGGAGGCGTTGGTGTTCAGGGTTGGATTCAAGACGGTAGTGGTGAGGGTGCCGACGGTGGAGGTGGCGGCGGTGACGGTCACGTTGCCATCTGAGTGGACCGCTTTAAGCACATCGGGGTCCATGATTTCGTAGAACTTGAATGTGTATGTGACGGAGTAGCTTTGCTGCAGCGACGCCACAAGCGATCCGCCCCACGCATACGCTTTGTTGTTGGGCCGGTTTTCCGCCCTGGTCACACCGCTGTCATCGAGAAATCCCATCGGGACGAACGCCGCGTTGAGTGTTGCGACGGTGTCGGTGGGCAGCGCGGTGCCCAGCGGTGCACGCCACAATCCCCCTGTCAGGAGTGGGGCGACCGCGGCGACTTCGAGGACGGAGTTACCCGACGTGAATGCAGCCATTTTTCATGCTTCCTTTACTTTGTTAGGGGTTCCACTGCTGCCCGGCCACACGCCAGGTCACTGCTGCCCGATACCTCGGGAGGATTACATCGGGGTCCGAAAGCCGGTGCGGGGCAACGACGCCCATCACACCGACGACATACCAGCCGTTCACGGTCTGCCCGCGGGCGGCGGACATCAGCGCCGCCGCTTGGGAGGCCAGGAGGCTGGCCTGGATTTCATCGGGCGAATACCCGGACAGGATGCACTGCACATCCCACTGGAACCGGTTGGGTTTCGCGCCGCCCCCGTACTCCACCCGCAGCATCCCGTTCACCGTGTCCGCGTCCGTTGTCGGGGACGGCAGGCGGGTTGTGACGGGGGTTGGTGTCAGGATCGGTTCGAGGAACCCGATAGCTAACGCCTCAATGTCGGGGGGTAGGACAATCGGGTCGACCGTCTGAAGGGTCACTTGCCGCCCATCGCCGCCGCGGCTTTCAGCAGAACGTGGTGGGTCATTTCGATGCGTATCCCTTTGCCGTCCACGGGATGCACATAGGCCCGCGGCCGGGAGTGGTCGGGGTTGTCTTGAACCACCAAGTCCCACGCTGACAGGTCGCCGCCCTCAGCGGACTGCACTAAAACCCCGAAATGGTCTGTGACCCGCCGGCCTTTCCAGGATTTGGAGGTCAACTCTTCTTGGCAGAGTTCGTCGACGATGGCCCGCATCTCCACGGCTTTGGTGGCGATGTGCTCCAAAACGATGGGCATGTGCCGGATTTGGCGGTGCTGCTCATCGGTCAGCTCGAACGTCATTCGACCCTCCTGACATGGACAGTCCCGCCGAACAGGGAGGCGTAGCGTTGGAAAGGCAGCCCCCGCGACCAGGACACCGGTTTGCCCTGGACCTCGTAGGCCAGCCACTCGTCGCCGTTGTTCACCAGCACGTTGTCCAACTTTTTGTACAGAGTTGGGTCTGGGACTTCGAGGATCAGGTCGGTGATGGTGCGTTCGTCATATTCGATGGAGATGGGGTCCACCCGCCCGTCCCCCAACTGTTGAATCCCGATGATGTAGCGGACGATCGGGTCACTCAACGAGCCAATGGGGTTGCCGTGCCCGTCCGTCCCGGTCACCGTCCAAATCTGGTGCTGTATCTCAATGGTCGCCGGGAAGACGGGCATCAGAACCTGACAAGGGTGAACGGACCCAAACGCCTACGCTGGTCGTCTGTCAACACAATCCCCAGGGCGACAAGGTCAATCGCGTACGGACCCGACGAGATCCTTGATGCAACACCGGACGGGAGTTCCATCGCCCGGTTCGCCAACTCCATCCCCACCGCGGCGACCTGCGCCGGGATCTGCGGATATCCGTGCGTGTAAGTGACATCCGCGTACTGCGACAGCGCGCTGGGGTATTCGTGGAACGGGGCATCGGATTGCAGCGGCCACAAAGGCCACGGGAAGAACTGCTGCTGGCAGTGATGGATGTAGCCGGCCTGCTGCCACTGATAACTCGTCGGGTCCAACGGTAAACCGTTGATCGACACGCTCTCCACGCCGGTGACGTACAGGCTTGGCAGCATGATCGTCCCGTCCGGTTGGACTGGAACTGTTTGTGTGACGGGAATGTTGGGGAAGATGTGCCACTGGCAGAAATTGCGGATCGTCTCCCCCGCAGCGTTCAAAAACCAGTTCGGGTCAGACGCTTGGAACGCCGCCAAATCCTCCGGGGACAGCAGCGGCGGCGTCTGCGGAAACGTCATGGCTGGGTGATCCTGATCTGCGTCATCACCGTCTCCACCACAGGCTCACCGTTCGGCTGAATGTTGACCTTCGTCACCGGCCGATAGATGTACTCGTCGGTGTCGGGCGGTGTCTCGGTCACTTACTTGCTTTTCGTCTTCGCCGTCGACTTCTTGGCGGGGGTTTTCTTTTCCGGTTCGATGACCTTCGACGTTGTCACGTCGTCGCGAATCTCCGGGATCTCGCTCTCCGACATGTGTTCCTTGGGCACGTTGCCCTTCCCGCGTGGCGCCTCGATGTCGACACCCTCGGTTTCGGGTCCGACCGTCCAGGCGCGTTCCATCTCGTAGTCGGAGATTTTCTCGGTGTGACCCATTTGAACTCCTCACGGGTTGGTGAAACAGACCAGCCCGCATGGGATCACCACACGGGCCGGTCTGA